GCAAGTGTTGCGCTGGTCGCCTGCGCGTCGTAGTTAACGGTTGCAATGGTCACGACTAAATCGCGACCAGTTATGATTGTCGTTGGCATTTTGTCCCCTATGTTGTTTGTGTGTAGTACGTCGAAACGTTTATGTCTGCCACCAGCATTGGGCTTTGTCCTACTTCCAACACCGTCGGCTTTTCAACAACGCCAACAACGTATCCTGCGGGCATTGCCGCAAGAATTCCTATGATTAGTTTTTCTAGGTTATCTAATGAACCTGCATTGCTATTTGAAGCAACGATTGCGGTAATTGCAAAATTGATTTTGACCTGTGTCTTTGACTTACCGATCAGCACAACTTCCATGTAAGGCGAATCGGGTACGACCACGATCGCGGGTGGAATTGGCGCTTCGGGAACGCTAGGGTACACGTTGGCAGATAGGGCGCTGAAGGCGTTTGCTAGGGCTGCACGGGTTTCGGATACGGCGTTGGCTGGCACTTATTGAACGACCGTTTCAACGTCTAGGTAAGGCATAAGCAACGTGGACACGCGGTTGGTCAGGCTTCGACCCATACGATACGGGGTTGAAGCAAAATCTACGCCTTCGATCTGACCGCCTGCGGCAACGCGTGACTGGAATACTTCAACTGAAACCGCAAGAATTGCAGATTCAATTGCTGGCGTGTTTGCGTATAAATCAGTTGCTGAATAGCCTGAGAGTGTTGCAGTGCCTGTCGGAATTATGTCGCGCAATGTGACATTTGATGAAGTCAATGCAGCGGTGAATGAATAAGGCGTTACGGTAACAACGGTGTGTGTTGCGGTAAATGGCGCAGGCAAACCAGCAACAATGACTGACTGACCAGCAACAAAATGGTGTTCGCGGGCGGTATAAAAATAAGCAGTGTTCGATTCTAATTTGTACGCGTTAACGGCTGAAGTGTTTGCAACAAGCATAGGCAAAATGACGGCTTCCGCGGTGTTGATAATTTCGTCCAGGTAACTGTCTGAATAAAGTGAAACGGACACGCCAAGCACCGTACGCAATTGACTCGCAGTGACAATGGCTGGCATGTCCGTTTCCTTTCGATCGGCTGCGGCGAGATCGGGAGAACCCGCCGCATGATTAGTTGGGGTTAGTTATCAGGTCTTATTGATACCGAATGCGCCTGCACCGATTTTCGTTGCAATTGCACCGTAACCATAAACTGAAACTGATACCTGACCTGAAGCAATAACGTCTGCGCGTAGGCGATACGTTGGTGATTCATACCATGTGTATGCAGTTGGGTTGATGATTAGCATTGAATCATCTTTGTCAGTGTCATTTGCTGACGGTACGTTTGCAGTAACGTAAAGATCAAGTCCTGCAACGTTTCCACGAATTGAATCTGGACGAACTGAACCACCCGCGTTTGAAGGTTGTGCAGCCATGTAGATTGGACGACCTGAATCGTTCAATGTCATTAGGTTTGCCCATTGTGAAGTGTTCGCAAGAATGTTGCGCGCAAATCCCTGTGTGTTTGAATAAACTGAAGCAGCACCGCGAGAAACAAAACCAAGCAATTCAGCTGCAGTTGGGTATGTTGTCAGTGTTGTTGCGTCGGCTGTTGCACCGCTTGCAAGTGCAGTGTAGACGGCTAGGTCTGTTGCTTTTGCGTACGCTGCTGACATGTTTGTCAATAACTCATTGAAAAATAGCGGTGAAGTACGGTCAAGCAATTCAACGGAAAATGTCTGTTGTCCTGCGTACTTCTTGACGGATACTGAAAGGAAACTTGAAGCCTGATCAGTTTCTGAAGGTGTGCCTGCTTCGGCAGTTTCTGCCACTGTTGGCATTGTTGTGATCTTTGGAATTTCAAAAGACATGCCAGCGTCAGGCAAGATCCCACGGCTGATCGCGTCCACGGCACTTCTTGTCGTGTTTGCTAATCCATTGATTACTTCAGTCAACTGACGTGTAGGAACTAAACCTGCGTTGTCTGTTGTGTCATCTGCTGCTGCAACGTACTGACGAGCATTCTCGTCACCCAATGAAGCGCGGATTGTGTTTTCTAGGTACTTAGCGGCGGTGAACTCTAAGCGTGGCTTAGTTGTCCAACCACCGACCGCAGCATTTACGTTTGCGGTTACTGACTGGGCGGCTTCTACCGTTTCGGCGGTTGAAGCGTCTTTGACGGTGTCTTCCACTTCGTCTTCTCCTTCTGTTGGTTGTGCTTCAGGTTCGATTGTCGAATCTGAAATTTCTGTTTCGCCTTCTGTCGCTGCTACTTCTGCAACGCGTGCTGATCGAATGGCAGGTTCTGACGTTAATGCAACACCAGTCATTTCACCCTTCAAAATGCGCACTGTTCCGTCTTTCAGTGTTTCGTATTCGTCAAAATAAACTTCGACGCTGAAACCGTCGCGCAAACCTTCAGCTGCTTCAACCAGTGCGTCATTCCCCGCAGTTGTTTCAGCAATTTTGAATGTTGCGTCAATGCCCTGATCGGTTGATTGAATTGAAAGTGTTTTGCCAATGCGACGGGTGCGGTCGTGTTCAAGATTAAGAAGCACCGGGGTCGCTTCAATTGAATTCTTCGCAAACTGCACTTTACCTATTGACGCGTTGCCAGTTTCTTCGAATGTAACAATGCGCCCTGTAATTGTGCGACTGTTTGAATCGGCAGCCGTGATTGCAATTGGTGTGATCAGTTTTTTCATAGCAGCATGTCTTCTTCCTCGCGTATTTCTTCGATCGACATTGCGCCGATACGATTTAAGATTTCATAAACCTGCGCGCGCTCATAAGGATTGCCACGAAGGAAGTCGTCTAAATCAAACGACACGCGATTTCCTGCTGGGGTAAAATCCGCAAAAGATAACCTTTGCTCAATAATTGACATGTAATTGCGGAATGCAAAATCAACCAGGTCGCGACGCTTATCAAGTGCGTTTGAATAAGTAAATGAAGATTGTTGCGAATCTGTAAAGTATGCAGGCAAACCGCAAGCGCGTGATAATTCAAGAGCAACGTAATTGCGGGCTTCATTCAGCTGCAAATTCTTTGGGTCATAGCCAATTGTTTCAAGCGTTACGTCAGCATTTAAGAATGCGGTTGATTTGTTGCTGCGGGCAGTGCGCCATGATGAAAGCAATTTTGCAACGCGGTCTGCTGGAAGTGATGTGCCATTTGATTTCAAAACCATTTGCGGTATTGGTTCATTGGCAAAATTCATTGAAGCCTTTTCAAGTGCGGCAGCCGCTTTAATTGTGCGACCTGCGCGCGCAAGCAAACCTTCTTGCGTGTTTGGGAAAACAACCAGGTTTGTTGGGTCAACGGGCGTGCCGTCGATTTCGTAAGAATCAATTTCTGTGCCGTTAGCGTTCGTCGTAATTGAAACGCGCTCAGGTGCAACACGTTCCATTGCACGAATTTTTCCCGTGTCCGCATACCGTTCCATGACGTACCCATAAGCAGAATTATGGAAAAATAAATCTGAAATAATCCACGCCCAAAATGTTGAACCTGGAATTCGTGGGTCAGGCTGATTGATCACGCGCGGTTGCGTTACCTTCTCGCCCGTTGCTTCATTGCGCGTGTGCATTGGCAATGACGAAATCGTTTGAATAATTCCCAGGGCGCGCGCAACTGTTGGCACTGACATTGCTTCAGCACGGTTTGCGCTTTGTATGCCGTAAAAATAAAAATTATTATTTTCAGTGAAGTATGGTGCAAGTGAAGCGTCAACGTCCAAAGGCGCAGCTGGAACGGCAGCCGCAACCTTTGGCACAAATAGATCAAATAAACCCATGTGCAAATTGTGTCAGGCTTATACGATCAACCCACCATGATGTCAAGATCATTCTCTGGGCGTGTCGCAAAATGTGTTGCAAGTGCAACTGCCACTGCCCCGCAAACGACCGATTGTGAAGCCCTGCGCCCAATAACCCAACCGCCGTCACCACGACGCAATTGCACGGCTGCCAAAACTTCTTCGGACAATTGTGCCTGACCACGGTGTTTCAAACGCCCTGAATTAATTGCCGACAACATTTCGTCGCATGCCTGCGGGTAAGCCCCGTCCATGTCGAAAACGGGAATGCCAGCGGGTGAAAGGCGGGCGGCTACGGCTGCACTGGTTTTCCGACTGTAAAGCACGTATTCGGTCGGATACTTTCGCGCATAATCTGCCAGGTCGTTTGCAATTGCTTTGTCGTCCAGCTGCAAGTCGTTTTGCCAGGTATGCAATAACTTCACGACAAATTGTTCCCCGCCGATTTTCTGCGCCCCAACAAGTGAAGCAAATTTTCTGCACGGCGAAAGATCGATCGCCAACCAGGTTAATTTGTCAATGTCCAGGTCGACGGTCTTATCCAGGCAATTACCCCATGAAGCAGCGTCGACCGCGCTATTGATCGCGACAACCCAACGGCACAAAACTTCGGTCATGACCACGTCAGGGGGGTCGTTTAAAACGCTTCTTACGTTGTCCGCGTGAATTAGTGTTCCCATTGAAGGATTGGCGTGCCGTGCGTTTTCCACGCTAATTTCGTCGGTTGGTGCTGACCATTCAAAATAGCCAATGTCGTCTTCGACCCCTGCAATGCTTGCGAGCGCGCGATCGCGAAATTGGTTCAGTACTACCGAACTCGAATCGCCTGCGTTTGTGTACGCCATGACCATTGGGTTTGCCGCTGCCATGAGGGTATAGCGAAGCGACGCAAATGATTCAATGTCGTTCATTTCGCGCAATTCGTCCAAGTGAATGGTTGAAGGTCTGGAAACACCACGGGCAGCCGAACCGCCTGCGCGCACAATGAACCGATTACCCGTAATGGTTTCGATTTCTTCACCACCATGTTGCCAACGAATCTTCTTGACCTGTCTTCTCAGGTTGTCGTTGCCTTCGATCATTTGAACCATTGCCCTAAATTGTTCCAGCGACGTTGACAAGCGGTGCGCCGAACCAATTTGCAGTTTTTCGTCCCATAGGAAAAGACCGCCCAAAATCCTGATCAGCTGCAAAAATGATTTTCCGTTTTGGCGTGCAACCACGATCGTGTTGACTGGTGAAGCCCAGCGTCCGTCAGGCTTGACTTTGTGCGTGTGAATAAGCGCGAATTTCTGCCATTCCATAAGTTCGATACCCAGTTCAGTCGCCAAATCGATCAATTCACCCCCGCGTGAAGGTAAATCGTTCAATGGCGTGTGAATTCGGGGCGTTTGTACGCCGATTAGCGGGATTTGTAGGTCTGCGTCCCTACCCAAAACCGTTTGAAGCCCGTTTAAGCCTTCTTGAGTCGTCTGGTGACCTTCTATGACCTTCTCAGTCATTTTCGTGGCTTCTTGAGTCGTTTAAGGGGGAAATTAAACCAG